CAGTAACGGTAGACTTGATTCCTAAACTAGGAAGAAAATATGATATTCCAGTAATGTTGAATTCAGTAACACCCCAGATAGATTACGAAGGTGATATGTCTACAACTAGGCTCATCATTTGGAATTTAACTTTCACCGTCAAAGGATATATTTTTCCTCCTGTTTCGCCCGATGCCAAAATTATTAAATCTGCAAACACGAATATTTACTTAGATTCGAGAAGTAAAACTACTCAAAAACTTTATGTAGACATGGCATCAGGAAACGGAGTTTTCACTACAGGCGAAACTGTTAGAATACAAAACAAAGATAAGACTGGAACGGTAGTTTATTTTGCAAATAATAGTTTAGGAACATTTGTTGTATCTGACGTTTCGGAAGCGTTTGAAGAGAATGAAGTTATTGTTGGTGACTATTCGAATGCTGAATATACAATAAATACCGTAGACTTGAATCCGTTGAAAGTTATTTCGATTGTCACACAAACAGATCCCTTAAACGCATCAGCCGATGATGACTTTGGATTTACAGACACTATAACAGAATTTCCTAATACTATAACATGAACAAATTTGATGAAAAAATGTCTCAGATATTCGACATAGAACCTCTGCCAATAAAACAAGAAGTTGTTCTTATCGATCCAGGGCAAGTAGATTCTGATTTCGAATTTGCACGTAAAAATATTCGTGAACTTGCGGAAAAAGGAAAAATAGCAGTAGACAATATACTACAAGTAGCAGCAGCAACAGATCATCCAAGAGCATATGAAGTTGCAGCCACTTTAATTAAAAATATGTCTGATATCAATAAAGACTTATTGGAATTGCAGAAAAAGAAACGAGATTTAAATCCAGCAGAAAAACAAACAGTATCTCCAGTTCATGTAGATAAAGCCGTTTTCGTTGGATCAACTTCAGATTTAATTAAACAAATCAAAAACATGGATTAAAAACATGGAAAAACTTATAGAACAACTTAGAGTAATTCTCGGCACAAACTTTGGGCTATATTTCAAAGCACACAGTTTTCATTGGAATATCGAAGGACCAGACTTCATTCAATATCACACCTTTTTAGGTGATCTTTATACTGCGGTTTGGAATAATACCGATCTGATTGCAGAAAAGATTCGTATGCTTGGTGCATATGCTCCTGCCAATTTAACAAGAATGCACGAACTTGCAGATATTGCAGAGAACGAAAATATACCTGATGCAATGACTATGTTAAGAGAACTTGTTTCTTCGAATGAAAGATTAATGTTTCATTTGAGAGCCGGCATCGTTGCTGCTGATAATGCAGGTGAACCAGCTATCAGTAACTTTTTACAAGACCTCTTAGATCAACACGCTAAACACAATTGGTTCTTAAAGAGTCTGGTTAAATAATGTCTCTTGGGGGTTATCAAGGTAATCCCAATTTAAAACGCTCTGGAGTTAAAATTGAATACTCCAGAGAGCAATTAATTGAGATTACTAGGTGCATTAAGGATCCGATCTATTTTATTAAAAAATACGTTAAGATTGTTAACGTAGACCAAGGTCTTGTTCCTTTCGAAATGTGGCCATTTCAAGAAGATATGGTTCAAGGTTTTCATTCGAATCGATTTTCTATATGTAAAATGCCACGACAGGTAGGTAAAACAACTACCGTATCTGGTTACATGCTTTGGTGTGTTTTATTCAATGACGATTATAAGATAGCGATTCTTGCAAATAAAGGCGATCTTGCTAGAGATATTTTAGGCAGAATCAAGTATGCATACGAATACTTACCTATTTGGATGCAGCAGGGTATTATGGAATGGAACAAAGGTAATATAGTTCTCGAAAATGGATCAGAAATTTCCGCTTTTGCTACAAGCGCATCAGGCGTTCGAGGTGGAACATACAATCTTATCTTTCTCGATGAGTTCGCATTCGTTCCGCAGAATATGGCTACGGAATTCTTTGCTTCTACTTACCCAGTGATTTCTTCTGGTAAAACTACGAAAGTTATTATAGTCTCTACTCCAAATGGTCTGAATATGTTCTATAAGATGTGGGTAGATGCAGTCGAAAAGCGTAGTCTATACGTTCCGTTTGAAGTTCATTGGTCAATGGTTCCAGGCAGAGATGATAGATGGAAAGAAGAAACGATAAGAAACACTAGCGAAGAACAGTTTAGACAAGAATTTGAAACAGAGTTTATTGGGTCCAGTATGACCTTGATCCCAGGGTATAAACTCAAGACTTTAGTTTTCAATAACCCTCAGAGAAAAGATGAAAACTTAGATGTATATGAAGACCCCAAAAAGGGTCATACTTACATAGCGATTGTAGATTGCTCGGAAGGCTTAGGATATGATTATTCGGTGATTTCTATAATTGATGTAACAGAAATACCTTATAAGCATGTTGCGAAGTTTAGAGATAATAAAGTTTCCCCTCTAATCTTGCCTACCTATTTGTATAATCTAGCGAATCGATATAATCGAGCGTTTATTTTAGTTGAGACAAACAGTGTTGGTCAACAAGTTGTTGATATTTTGCACTATGACCTAGAATACGAAAACATTTTCAGAATCGAAAGTCATGATATTAAAGGTCAACACATTTCTAGCGGATTTAAAAAAGGCGCTGCATACGGAGTCAAAACATCAAAAACCGTAAAAAAGATAGGGTGTGCTAATCTAAAAACTCTAGTAGAAAATGATAAGTTAGTAACGACAGACTTCGATACAATCGCAGAATTTAACACTTTTGTACGAAACGGCGACACATATAAAGCTGAAGAAGGGAATAATGATGACATTGTAATGACTTTAGTATTATTTTCTTGGTTGACCGCTCAAAGCTATTTTAAAGAATTGACAGATTCGGATGTTCGACAAAAACTTATCGAAGAAAGAAACTTGCAATTGGAAGAAGAAATGCTTCCTATCGGTGAACTGAATGATGGTTTACAAGAGGAAAGAGAGTCTGACGGCAAGGATTTATGGGTAAATGTAAGAAATCGTGGGTATTTACCTTCAATTTTGTAAAATAATAAATAGAAGAATAAGAATAGTTCTAAAATAAGGAGAACAGAAAATGGCTTTTCAACTGTCACCAGGAGTGAATATCTCCGAAGTAGATTTGACAACAGTTGTTCCATCTGTTGCAACTACGGTAGGTGGGTTTGCTGGAGCATTTGCTTGGGGTCCTGCTAATACGATTGTTTCTATTAGTAGCGAACTTGATCTTGTTAGTAATTTTGGTAAGCCTGATGCAAATACTGCCAATGCATTTTTCACCGCCGCTAACTTTTTAGCATATGGATCGGATCTAAGAGTTGTTCGTGCAGTCAAATCGATAGCACGTAATGCTTGTGTAACGGGCGGATCACCTGCGCTGATTGAAAACGAAACTGATTACGAATTGAATCACAGCGCAAACTCTGCCGCAGTTTTTCATGCAAAGTGCCCAGGTGTATTAGGTAATGACATTCGTGTTTCTATGGTCGATGGCAATACTTTTTCTGGATGGACATATGAAGGATTTTTCGATTCTGCGCCAGCAACCTCGTCTTGGGCAACTAACAAAGGATCTGCGGATGATGAATTACATATCATTGTGATTGACGAAAAAGGAAAATTCTCAGGAACTGCAAATACAATTCTAGAAAAATTTGCTTATGTTTCCAAGGCAAGCGATGCTAAAAATTCAGACGGGTCATCAAATTACTATAAAGACGTAATTAATAGTCGTTCGAAATATCTCTGGTGGGGCGGTCACTTAAAAAATGACTGGGGAACACCCGCCTCTTCAAATCCAGCATTTGAAGAGTTAAGTGCTAATCTTGATGTGGTTTTGACTGGAGGTGTTGATGGGCATCCAGAAGCAGGAGAAGTAAACGCCGCATTTAATCTATTCGAAAATCCAGATTCGGTGGACGTTTCATTGCTTATGACAGGAGCCACCACAGGAACAACAGTACCTAATTACTTGATTGCACTTGCAGAATCTCGCAAAGATTGTTTAGTTTTCGTTTCACCAGAATTCTCTGATGTAGTGAATAATTCTGGATCAGAACAAACGGACATTACAACAACTGTAAATAGCTACACCAAATCATCTTATGCGGTTATGGATTCTGGATGGAAATATCAATACGATAAGTATAATGATGTATATCGTTGGGTACCTCTCAATGGCGATATCGCAGGGCTTTGCGTTCGCACAGATGTTGAACGCGATCCTTGGTTCTCACCAGCTGGGTTAAATCGTGGTATAATTAAAAATGTTGTTAAACTTGCTTGGAATCCTACAAAAGCACAAAGAGATGCACTATACAAATTGGGTGTAAATCCAGTTGTTACTTTCCCTGGTGAAGGTACAATTCTTTATGGAGACAAAACTCTCCTGAATCGCCCAAGTGCATTTGATAGAATCAATGTTCGTAGATTGTTCATCGTATTAGAAAAAACGATTGCTCGTGCTGCTCGTTCATCATTATTTGAATTCAATGACGAATTTACTCGTGCTGCATTTGTAAACTTAGTTGAACCATATCTACGCGAAATACAGGGGCGCAGAGGCATCTATGACTTCCGAGTAGTTTGTGATACTACAAACAACACTCCAGAAGTCATTGATCGCAATGAGTTTGTTGGTGACATTTACATTAAGCCTGCTCGTTCAATCAACTTCATTCAACTTAACTTTGTTGCAGTTAGAACAGGTGTTGCGTTCGAAGAAGTTGTTGGGAAATTTTAATAAATAAAGAGAGATAGGAGAAAAATAAATGGCTTTTAACATTAACGAATTCCGCTCTCAGATGCAGGGAGATGGAGCGCGCCCAAATTTATTTGAGGTAACGCTTCCTTTCCCAGCCTTCTCATTGCCAGGAAATGCACAAACAAAAATGACGTTTATGTGCAAAACGGCTCAATTGCCAGGTTCGACAATTGGTGCAGTTCCAGTTCAATATTTCGGCCGTGAACTGAAATTTGCTGGAAACAGAACCTTTACTGACTGGGCAGTTACTATTATCAATGATGAAGATTTCGTAATTCGTAATGCTTTTGAAAGATGGATGAACGGTATCAATAGCCACAGTTTGAACGTTCGCAATCCTGCTGCTGCAACTGCTTTAGGTTACAGTGTAGATGGAGAAGTTCGCCAGTATGGTAAAGCAGGAAATATTCTGAAGAAGTATCGTTTTATTGGTCTATTTCCTACCGACATTTCAGCAATCGATGTTGATTGGGGATCCAATGATACTATTGAAGAATTTACTGTCAATCTCACCTATCAGTGGTGGGAATCAGTAGAGGACGCAGTAGTCTAATGAGAGGGGAGCCTTTGCTCCTCTCTTTTCATAATGTAAAGGAAACTAAGTGGCAATAAAACTATTCGGATTCACACTCGGGCAAAAAGATATAGTAAAGAAGGAAGACCCTCAACAGGCTTCCTTCTCCATACCTACTGAAGCATTAGATGATGGTGCGGTTACCATCACTCAAAATGCTCATTTTGGTACCTATGTTGATTTAGAAGGTTCTGTTCGAAATGAACTCGAACTCATCACGCGATATCGTGAAATGTCAAATCACCCAGAGTGTGATCAGGCAATAACAGAAATCGTTGATGAAGCTATCTGTCATGATAAAGATGGTCGAGTAGTCGATATCGTACTTGATGACTTGAAGCAACCAGAGTCAATCAAGAAAAAAATTCGTGAAGAGTTTGACACTATTCTTAAGATGTTAAACTTTTCAAATCTCGCTGATGATATATTTCGCCGTTGGTACATAGACGGAAGGATCTACTATCACGTAATTGTAAACGAAGCAAACCCCAAAGAGGGTATCAAAGAACTACGATATATCGATCCAAGAAAGATACGTAAAGTTCGTGAGATACAAAAAGGAAGAGATCCAAGAACTGGTGCGGATGTTATTAAAGCAATTGCAGAATATTATATTTACAATGATCGTGGTACTACAACACAGTCATTTACCGCAGCAGCAAATCAAGGTTTACGAATTGCACCAGAAGCAATCATCAATGTAAATTCTGGATTGATGGATGCAAAAAATACTTTTGTTATTTCATTCTTACATAAAGCAATCAAGCCACTCAATCAATTGCGAATGATTGAAGATGCTACGGTAATTTATCGTATTAGTAGAGCACCAGAGAGAAGAGTTTTCTACATTGACGTAGGTAACTTACCAAAAGGTAAAGCTGAACAGTACATTCGAGATATCATGATTAAGTATCGTAATAAAATGGTTTACGATGCAAGCACAGGCGAACTTCGTGATGATCGCAAACATCTTTCGATGCTTGAAGACTTTTGGTTACCAAGACGCGAAGGCGGTAAAGGTACTGAGATCACAACATTACCTGCTGGGCAAAATCTTGGTCAGATGGATGATGTGTTGTATTTTCAGAAAAAATTATTTCAATCGATGAATGTTCCTTATTCAAGACTCGAAGCTCAGTCTGGTG